TGCATTAGATGGCATCACCGCAACTGTGACTGAGTTGAATCACACAGATGGCGTTACCTCAAATATTCAGACTCAATTAAATGCAAAGGCGGCAACATCAAGTCTTGGTGCGCTTGCCACAGCAAATTCAGTAGGCGCGTCTACAATTGACGATAATTCTGTCGGAGCGGCAGAGCTTAATGTGTCTGGCAATGGCACTTCTGGTCAAGCCCTTACATCAGACGGTGACGGCACTTTCTCATGGGCTGATGCAGGCGGCGGCGGTTTTGTTGTTGCCGATGAGCAAGTATTCGCAAACTCAGGAACATGGAACGCTCCATCGGGAACTCAGTATGTTGAAGTTTTCTGTATTGGCGGCGGCGGAGCAGGCGGGGCTACTCCAAACAACGGTCAAAAAGCGGCCAGAGGAGGCGGCGGAGCAGGCGCGGCTTACGCTTATTATCCAATCAACACAACAGGTAATTCACAGACAGTTACCGTTGGCTCTGCGGGGAACAGAAACTTCAGCAACAGTAACAACAACCCACAAAATGGAAACTCAGGCGGCCAAAGCAAATTTGGTAATCTAGTTGTTGCTAATGGTGGCGGTGGTGGCACTACGGCAAATACTGACTCTGTGCCAAATAATGGTGGAGCAGGAGGCACTGGAACAGTAAATGGGACAGCTAATGCTTCTAGGACTTACTCAGGACAAGCATCTCCTACTAACAGCAATATCAACACAAGGGTGGTGGTTGCAGGAATGGGTGGGTCATCTCAAATCTCAGTGGATAATAGTCGTTCATATAATCGTGCAAGGTTTAATGCTCAACCATTTGGATCGGCGGGAAATGGAGGCGGCACGAGCCGCGTTACAGATAGGGACAGCGGGACTCCCGATCTAGAGCGGGACAGCAGTACCCTCCATTCACCGAATAGCGGTATTGTTATTGTCAAATCGTATAAAGAGGCTTAATGATGATTGCTCATGTGATTAAAGACGGAGTTATTGAAAACGTCATACTTGTAGAAGAAGACTCTGATTTGGAGGCATTGGGCGCACAGGCGATCCCAGATGGCGATTATTATGCAATGGGTGATACATATTCTGGAAATATAAATAATGATACAGTCGCTCTGGCAAGAAAAGACGCTGATATGCAGTGGCGAATCGATGAGCAGTTGCGTAGAACAGCTAATTGGGAAAGCGATTCATATGAAGCAACTCCAGAGCAGATTGCATACAGGAGGATTCTTGAGTCACTCCCAAGTGATGCAAACTGGCCTAATGTGACTATTCCGGAAAGACCGTAAAACACTTAAATTAATGGGGCGTAAGTGAAAGCAAGTACAGAAAATTTTGTTGGGATTTATGAAAACGCATTCTCAGATGAGTATTGTGATGATGTAATTCGAGAGTTTGAAAAATCAGTTGACTGCGGGTTTGCAAAAACCAGACAGCAGGTCAACGATATGAATAAAATCTCGAAAGACGATACGGCAATATGGTCTGGCGAATTGTACACTTCAGAGATAGATTTGTCTGGACTGCACAGTTTAATAGCAGGTCAATTCAATAAAGTATTCTGGGATCAGTGCTACCCCCATTACGCGAATGAATTTGCCGCTTTGGATGGCTCTGGGCATCACAATGTTTATGGCAATAAAGTGCAAAAAACTGAAGTCGGCCAGGGGTATCATCTCTGGCATTATGAATCAGCAAACAGAGAGTGTTGCAATAGACTGCTAACCCACATTGTTTACCTCAATGATGTTGAAGATGGTGGAGAGACTGAACTTCTTTACTTCAGCAAAAGATTCAAGCCAAAGAAAGGCACTCTCATTCTTTTTCCTGCCGCATTCACGCATACGCATCGCGGGAATCCCCCGCTCAGTAATGATAAGTACATTATTACCGGGTGGACTGAGTTTTAAATGAAGGCCTCCCTGCATCAAGGGCAGTGTGAGTTTTTGGTTGTTTCAGAGTTAGACAAGGAAAAGCTAAAAGATTGCTTTGATGAAGTTAAGCGGTTCCAAAGTAACTATCTGTCGCCAGACAACACTGGTGCCGCAAAAAGTGAGGCGGGAAAAGACAAAAAGAAGAACTCTGGAGTTTTCTTGAATGAGTTATACAACCAAGAAGAGTACGGAAGCTCATCATGCGTACAAATGTTTTCAAATATTTTCAATTACTTAAAGGGTTGTTGCTTCAGTAATAACTCCGCCTTTAACTACATTCATTGCGCTGAATATTTTTCTTGCTTGGCGAGCGCATATAAAGACGGTGATTTTTATGAGGCTCATCGAGATCATGCAAAGTTGACAGTTTTAATGTGGTTCTCAAGTGGTGGTACTGACGGGGGCGACTTAGTGTTTAGTGATTTCAACACTGGAATTAAGTTTGAGCATAACAAAATTGTTATTTTTCCATCTCACTACCGCCATGAGGTCACGCCCATCAGTACCGATCANGAAGGCTTTGTGAGATACTGTGCGAGTGCATTTATCAACTGAGGCGATGCNATGCCNCTGATTCCCATCAAATTACCTCCGGGCGTTTATCGAGTCGGTACTGACTTTGAAGGCTCAAATAGGTGGCGTGACGCTAACTTGGTGCGGTGGCATCAAGGATCAATGCGTCCGGTTGGCGGATGGCGTGAAAAAGCAGATGCCTCATCTCTAGTCACAGCGGCTCCGCGGGCAATGCACATCTGGGTTGATAACACTCAGAATGCAAACACCGCATTAGGCACAGCCAATGAGCTTGTCTACGTTGCGGCATCAGGCACAGCGACTGACATCACCCCGGCAGGATTTACTACTGGCGATGAAGACGCGGCTATTAACTACGCATTTGGTGGCTCATTCTACGGCACTGGCTTGTATGGCGTTCGTAGGGAAGGCTCTCAGCAATTCCAAGAGGCCAGTACATGGTCACTGGATAACTGGGGCGAGTACCTTGTTGGATGCGCTACTTCAGACGGTAAGCTCTACGAATGGCAGGGAGACACAGAGACTCCTGCCGCCCAGATCAGCAACAGCCCAACATCATGCAAGGGATTGATCGTGACAGAGGAGCGGTTCATCTTTGCTCTGCAAGCAGGCGGCAACCCACGCAAGATCGCTTGGTGTGACCGGGAAGACAATACGCTATGGACTCCTGCGGCTACCAACGAGGCAGGCGACATCGAGCTACAGACACATGGAGAAATCATGTGTGCGGCCCGTATGCGCGGCAGAAGCATCATCCTGACCAACGTAGACGCCCATATAGCGACTTACCAAGGCCCGCCATACGTTTATGGCTTTGAGCGCGTTGGGACGGCCTGTGGGGCTGTATCGCGTAAATCACTGGTTGCCATTGATCAGGGCGCATTCTGGATGGGCCGTGAGTCTTTCTACATGTTTGACGGCTCGACAGCCAAGCAGATGCCATGCGAGGTGCAGGATTATGTATTTGAGGATATGAACGCCAACCAGCATTCAAAGGTACATGCGGTCCACAACAGCGAGTACGGTGAGATCTGGTGGTTCTACCCATCCAACGGTAGCACTGAGTGTGATCGGTACGTCTCATACGACTATTTAGAAAACCACTGGGAGATCGGACAGATCGACAGAACGGCAGGTGCGGACCAGGGTGTTTTTGCAGAGCCACAGTGGGTTGATGCGACAGGCGTGATCTATGAGCATGAGATCCACGGTATTGGTCATGGCTCATACACTCCATACGCTGAGTCAGGACCGATCAGTCTTGGCAATGGCGACACGGTCATGAAGGTCAACCAACTGATCCCTGATGAAGAGACTCAGGGTGAGGTCAACGTATCGTTCAAGACTCGGTTCCATCCAAACGATACAGAGCGCACATACGGGCCGTACAGCACATCAAATCCGACAAGCCTACGGTTTACCGGTAGACAGGTTAGATTGCGCGTAGAGGCCACTGGAAACCAAGACTGGCGCGTTGGTGTCATGCGGATCAATGCAGAGGCCGGTGGTAGACGATGAGTTGGCTACCGCCCCCGCCACACGGCAACAACTGGTCAGACTGGGGTGAGCGGCTAAACGCCTGGCTCTACCAGACAAAGGACCGGCTACGTCAGCTAACCACTGGTGAGTCTGCTGCTGAAGACGGCATTCTGATGTGGGATCGAGAGATCGAGCATCCTGTTGTTTCGCTTGATGGTGAATGGGTTCCACTTGGTTATGGCGCAAATGAGCCAGACCAAGGTTATGGTTATGGTGCTTTTGTAGACTTTAATGATCAAACAGCGTCTACCGTGGATACGGCAACAGCGATCACCTGGGGCACTACAGCATATTCCAATGGAATAAGCGTAGGCACTCCAACAAGCCGTATTGTTTTCGCAAACGCGGGCAAGTATTACATCCATTTTACTGCGCAGCTAAACTCAGAGTCATCGAATGCAAAGACATTCTGGTTCTGGCCGCGGTTGAATGGC